CGCGTTGTGCGCTCCTTGGGGGTGTATCAGACTGTGTGCTTATCCCTTCAACCGCTTATTGACTTTCAAGAAGCCGATGCCGCAGAGGATAGCCACAACGCCGGTCGCACCGAAGGACAGACCGATGTCACCAAAGCCGATGGTGGAGGCGACCAGCGCCAGAACGCCGATGACGATTAACGCAATGCCAATGAACTTCATGACATGTCCTCCTTACTGCACGTTGAAGTGAAGCGTGATGGCGGGGATTTCCGCGAAGGTCTTGTATGTCTCGCCGTCGTACATGCGGAACGCAATTTCCAGCTCCTCGATTTCCTCAAGGCTTTTTACTTCCGCGTCCTTTACGTTCAGCGTCAATTCCTGCTTGCTCTTCTTTCCCTTGGTGGTAGTAGACAGGATGCTTGCCGAAACATCCCAGCCGTTTACCGAGGGGTTGACAGTATCAATGCCTACGTCACGCCCGGAATCGTTCACGACGACGATGTTGATTTTCAGCCAAATATCATCGCTGATGCTGCTTTCCCGTATCGTGTAATCGCCGGTCATGTACACCGTTACGCCGTCCTGCTCGAACAGCACCGTCTTTTCTGCGGCCACGAGCTCCCGTTTGGTCAGCTCGTTCCGCGCCGCGTCCACGATGTCGTGAAGCTGTGCGTCGGTCATGGATGCGTAATCCAGCCCCTCCGCAAGGCAAGAGCCGCACAGAAGCAGTAAAGCAAGAAGCACCGTGAGAAACTTTTTCATGGTGAATGCCTCCCTATGAAGTGTTATGGAGTTAAAAATATTATACACTTACGGGGGAGGACTGTCAATCGTTCTGGGTTACTTGCACAAAATTTTCGGCAAATTATTGTCCTTTGCGCTTCCATACGCGGTTCAGCGCGTAGCGCACCGCGTCGATGGAGTGGTTATCTGCATCCGGGTAGCCGCTTACCACGTCGCCGTCCGCCGTGCGCTCATACTCGTAATGCGTGAACTCCCGCGCCGTTTCGGGGCATCGGGCAGGGTCTATGACGATGGCTTTCAGCGATTGCAGCCACTTCATGCTGTATCGAACGCTGTCCGGGCCCTTTTCAGCGCCCCGGCAGGAGCAGCCATAGGAGCGCAGGTCGGAAACGCTTTTCGGTTCGGCGCTGTCAGCTATGATAGGGTCGTTTTCAGTCATGCCCTTTTCGTCCTGCAAGCGCCGCCACAGCTCGGCGTTACTGGTTTTGATTGCCCGCAGTTCGTCGAAGATGTAAAGGGTCAACTGTGCGGGATTGTAGCAGCATTTCACCCAATGGGCGGGGTCGGGATACCAGCCAAAGTCCAGCCCAAAGTAGATGCTGCCGAACGTTGCGATTTCGCTGTCTGGAATTTCGCGGATAACAAGGTTGTCAAACACCTCGCCGCCTGTGCCTGTGACCTCGCCCAGATACTCGTGCCGGTACGCCTTGGGGTTAATCAGCGCAAGCTCCAGAGCATCGTTGAAAAACTGCTGTCCCAGCCACTCAGGCGGTACGCTGCGATAGTCCGACGAATGCACGAGGGTATCGCGAGTGGGCCTCAGCACCTCTTCATTCATGAAGTTCGACTGCGTTTCAGGCGGGTTGAACGTCATGAAGTTCCAGTACAGGTCGCCGCCGCGTCTTGCGGATTGCAGCACGGAACGGATTTCCTTCATGCCGGAGAATTGGTCGGCTTCCTCGAACCACGTCACGCCAAAGTAGCCGCGGGGCGCTTTGATGGACTTGATTTTCATAGGGTCGTCCAGCCCTCGGAAAAGGATAACCTGCCCCGTTTTCTCGCGCTTAATCTGCATGGGCGACACCCGGCAGGTGAACTCGTCGCTCAGGCCCAGCTTGTCGATGGCGAATTGCATCTGCCCAAACACAGAATCGCGCAGGGTTTTCGCCGTCTTGCGCAGAATCAGGGCGTTCACGTCGGGATGCTCCAGCATAATCAGCGGAATAACAAAGCCGGTAAAAGAGGATTTCAGCGAACCACGCCCACCCTTGAGCATGTACTGCGAATGCCGATGCGCCAGCACGTCCTCCAGCAGCGCGTCATAGTTGGGGGCGAGCAAGTCCTCGATGTAAACATCACTGTGCATCTTGATCCGCTCCCGCTTCTTCGGCGGCCTGCCCGATGGCTTTCAGCGCTTCCGCCGTCGCCTTTCTCGCCTCTTCCCGTGTAGCTTTGTCCTCTGCGCTTTCCTGCTCCTGCGGCTTATCCCCCCGTATCAGGTGGATGCTGATGCCGTCCTCTTCCTGCGCCGCCGCTTCGCCCTCTGGGGAATCCGACAGAGGCATGTTCTCGCCGAAGGCGTACTTGAAAAGCCAGTCACGGGACTCGGTGTTTCCCGTCGCCAGATACTTCTCCACTTCCTGCATGACGATGAGCGTCTGAATGGGGACATTCTTTTTCTTCGCTTCTTCCAGCGTGTAAATGTCGTTTGGGTCGGCTACTGCGCCCTTGCGGTAGCCCATAGCCAGCACCGAACGGATAATCTGTGAAAGCAGCGCTTGTTCGTGCCGCTGCTTCGCCCGCGCTTTACCGCCCTTGCTTCGGATGGCCTGCGCTTCTTCGGGCGAACGCTGCGTCACTGGGATCAGGTTTTTGGATTGTGGCCCGCCCGGCTTACTTCCTCCCTTTGCCAAAGCGTGTCACCTCCCGTCTGCTTGGCACGGAAAAAGCCGCAGGGGGCCTTGCACCCTCT